TCCATGATTACCCCTGCATCAATTTATCTGCTGCTACACGCGCAAGACCATTCGGCACCGAGCCGCCCTCTGCGCCAAACAATCCTGCCTTCTGCGCACCCATATAGGTAAGGCCAGCACCAGCAATCTGACCTAATGCTGAGGGCGGTGCTTGGTACATTGTTTGTGATTGTTGGGACAAAGGTAAGCCGCGCAGCATGTCAGACATAAACGCCAACTGCTGATACGGATACTGACGTTGATTCTGGAAATCTTGATATGCCTGCCCCAGACGTTGCTGCTCAAGCCCCTGCTGTTGTGCACCGGCTGAAAGCAATCCTTGGATAACGTCTTTCTGCTGACCAAACTGTGTTTGGCCTAGCTGCCCAAGCTGACCCGCTGCCTGCAATCCCATACCGGCACCGCGCAAACCAAGATCAGCACCAAACTGTTGTGCCTGACGTGCTTGCTCGAATGCGGTCTGCATCCCTTTGCCGTAGATGTCTGACTGTAGCTGACCAAGATTGCGCTGGCGCTCCGCTTCCATCAGTCCAAAACGTGAACCACCAAACGCACCGGCGCGAGCAGCCTGCCCCATCATCTGCTGCCCTTCAATAGCAGAACGGCGTCCCGCCTCCCGCACCTGTGGCTCTAACGCCAACTGTGCATACGGCGACATATACGCTTGCATAGCGCGTGGGTCTGTTGCTTGCTGTGCGTATTGCTGACCTGCACCAAGCCCTTGTAACCCAGCGATGCCGCTCATCTGCGTAGCTGTACCTAACTGACGTGCTGGCTGCAGATTTGCAGCACCTTGGAAGGCTTGCTGCTGCATGGGCGTGAAGCCCGCAAGACGCTCACCACCGTAGGCTTGATAGGGTGTCTGACTCAGCGCCTCGGTTTTACCCAGCATGCGTTCGACATACGGTCTAGCATATGCCGGGACTTCCGTTGAGCTAACAACTTGCTGTGTTGGTTGCGGTTCTGAAGAAGAGCACATAGTGACACCTCAAAATGTATACATCATTTGCGTTGCAGACTCTTTAAACCCAATCCGCTTCCAAAGTTTAGCGGCACGTAGGTCAGTCATTGCGGAAACGTTAAGGCGTTTAACCCCGCGTTCCTTTAGTTCCTCAAGAATAACTTTTACAAATTTTTTACCAATACCGTTTCTATGCTCTGGCAATACATAGATTGTGTCTTCTTGCGCGATAAGATCGCCGTTGTGCATATCATTCGTTAAATACACATTGCTGCAACCAACCGCTTTGCCTTCGTGCCGCAAGATAAAGGTGAGCAACCAACCCTCATCCCCCGCCTTAAAATACCGATCCCACCTTGGGTTGTAAGGGGAGTACTCAATCCCCTCCTTTTGCAACCGAGCCAACATTTCCTCATAGTGCTGCCGATAAAGAGGCTCTAGCTCTTCAAAACTTTCTCGGTGTCTGCCAAGATGAAATGTGTAACTCATGCAGGTAGATGTTTCTCCGATCTAGTATTCGCCGCAATTTTGCCTTTGCCTACAGTCTTGCCACGCGCCTTCTGCACCCGATCCATCATGGCGTACAACTTACGTGCACCGGCTTCGGTTGAACCGTTTCCAAGTTCCGACACAATACGGGCTGGGACTACAAACTCACCATCAGCAAGACGAGCAGGCTGGCGGTTGCCAATGACAGCAGGGATAGAATCGCTAACTCCATCGCCGGGTCCTTTCAACAAACGACCACCATCAGAGTAATCACCCAAGTGAGAAATGCCGCCACCCGCAGCGTACCCATCATATCCACCCAAACCAGCTAATTGTTTATCCATCATTGAATAGAAATTACCCAGACCAAGTTGTTGCTCTGGTGACTGATAAGCAGGAATATTTGGTGGTGTGTACGCAGGCTGTGCTGGCATAGCAGGGGTAGGTCCCATAGCAGGTGGCGCTATGCCGCCAGAAACTTTCGCGCCAGTGTTGAGTGCTGGCATGCTCGATTTCCCTGTAATCGCCTGCCTTGCCATATCCATGAGCCTTGCAGGAACACTTGGCTTCAACGTCGGTGCCGAAGTTTGCGTAAACTGCATGGTTTTCGGGTCATACGAATAGTTGTACGAACCTTGCGTCTGTGGTTCAAAAACCCCACCACCGCCAGCAAACCTTGGTTCTCCACTATACGCACTTACCCCGGCATCGCCGCTGGGGGCAAGCACATTAACGGCTTCAGGACGCTGAATCATTGGGTTTGCATACACGGGAGTATTAACCGCCGCCATCGGATAGCCTGTATTTGCACCTACGGCATTCATCGCAGCCATCTGCTCAATAGGTCCACCAGCCGCATACCCCATCAACCCACCTTGGGCAGCGTATTCAGGTCCCGGTGCAAGAATAGGTTTTTGGGCTGTATAGCCGTCACTAAAGTAATTACGTTCTGCGCTTGACCCCGGCGCGCCAGCGTACATAGGCGCACCCATATCGTACGATGCTTGGTTTTGGGATCTCTCGTATGTGTACGGGCGGATATACGATTTGGACTGTTGCGGGGTGATGCCTTTTTGATCGGACATACCCGCCAGCAACGTACCGCCAAGTGTAGGCAGCGTGCCTTGTGGTAGCGCATCGTAAAGTCTGCCAAGCCCACCTTCTTGCCCAAGCGCTTTAACCCCTGAGACCACGTTGCTTGTCATAGACGGCGCGGCAGTTGACGCAGCACTACTGCTTATTGTGGGAGCCACATTAGCGCCCGCCATACTTAACGCTGGTTGGTTAACGATATTAGCAGCATTGGCAGCGTTAGCAGCGTTAGCAGCAGTGCCCGCAGTACTAAGATTAGCGCCCGCCATACTTGCCGCGGGTTGACTAGCAATAGTAACCCCAGTACCAGCCCCCGCACCTGCACCTGCCCCCGCACCAGCAGCAGCCGCGCCCGTCTTCGCCAATCCAGCACCCAAGCCAGCGCCACCGTACGCGCCAAGACCTGCCATCAAGCCCTGCTTCAAGCTACCTGTAGCAAGCGCAGTGCCGCCGCCAACAATACCAGCAGCCATCAATGGGGAAAGAGCACCGCCAGAGGCAATAGTAAGACCGGCACCAATAAGGGTGGGGAGTAACTTTTTCAGGAACCCGGCTTCAGGTAATCCAGTTTGCGGGTTGATCGTAAGAGAGCCACCATGCGCCATCGCAAGGGCTTGCAGACCGCCGACTTCTTTCGGAGTCATGTGGACGAGGACGGAATCTTGGCCGCGCCCAGCGAATTGAAGGTGATTGGCTAGACTGTGGAGGCTCATTGCTACCTCATCCCAAAAAATTTGTCAAAGTTTAACACTTCAGTGCACTAATTAACCAACTTTCCAGTCGGTGCCATCTGAATAAACCGGTACTTTTGAACTACCGCCGCCAGCAACTGTAGAGCCAAACGTCGTTACCGAAGAGTCAATAACAAACGCCCTTGCCCCTGCTCCTAGACTGTCGGCACCGGGGAGCGTTGCTACTTCGTAAACACCGCTTAAACAAAACTGTGCAGCAAGGTTATCAATCGTGCCAAAGTACTGACGCAGAATGTTATTGAGGGTGTCGTGATACCCCCGGTCATACTGCACCGGAGCGAACGGCAACAACGGCGCTTTAGGTAACGGGTTTGTTTTGGTTCTTACGGTCATGCTTATTACCTTCTACCGTCAGGCCGCACGTCGATTCTTGGCACACCCAACTGCCACTGCGTACCACGGGTATTGGACTCTATTTTGAAGGCCATCTGCCGCCCACGAACCCGTGTGTATATGATCTCGGTGAACTCTTGCACGGTGTAGTTATGCACCACGCCGTAGGATTTATCCGCTCGTACCGTAGGACTTGGCGCTGGGCTATAAGGTGAACCGGGGTTTTGCCGTGGGCGCATACTCATCGTCACTTGCGGGAAAGCCGGTGAAGCTGTTGTAGACCCGTCAAACGTAATATCTGGCAGCATACGCCAAACAAACCCGTAGTTATGCCCGTCACCAATATCAAAGTCTGACGATTGGATGTAAGCGTAAATCGGCGACGGTGGGTTAGTTGTGCCGTCATCATTAGTATTTTCATGCTCTACAAGCTGATTGGTCATGGTCGCTGCCGTGGGGAAGTTACGCAACGGTGTATCCAACCAAGCACTGCGCTCCATGTTTCCGTAGTACCAAACCCGATCCAGATAATTAAAGATGACATAGCGATCCGTTGGCACCGCTGATGAAATGCCTTCGTTCAATATCAAATCGCCGTTCTCTTGTAGTAGCGAGTAATTTGACTGCTGCAACAAATGCCCGTTTGCTGCGGTTTCTTCCGCATCTGCTGAACAATAGAACCACCAGATTTCACTAAACCCTTCGTTGGTGCCAGAGAAGCCCTGCGGGAATTCGGTGCGGTTAATGTTGCTGTACACGTAGGTACGCACAGAACACGGCA